TTGTCATCGACGGCGTCAGAACGCACCTGGGCGCGCTCGACGACTTCAACGGCACGACGTCGCCGGAGCAGAACGTCGAGGTCTCCTACGGCTTCACGTTCGGCTCGAACCGCGCCGAGAAGGTCTACCTCGGCCGCACGCTCGGCACCACGCCGCCCGCCGCACTGCGGACCGGCAGGAACGTGCGCCAGGAGGCCGGCCAGTTCGAGCTCACCGTGCTCGTCAAGCTCGCTGGCATGGGGGCCGAGGCGACTGAGGCCCGGCTCTTCGCGATCGGCGCCGAGATCGAGGACTGGGCCAGCCTCCACAAGTCCGGCGAGGACCTCGGCGTCACCGGCCTGCAGACCCTCGTCGTCGGGTCCTGGACGTCCGACTACGCCGGCATCGAGGGCGGCACCGGCGCCCTCCTGACCTACACCATCCGCTGGACCGCACGCCTGGAAGGAACGCCATGAGGAAGTGGAAGTACGTCGGCCCGCACGACGCCGTCGACATCGCCGGCGTCGGCACCGTCAACCAGGGCGACGAGTTCGAGGCCGACCTCGATCTCGACGGCCGCCCCGACTTCGAGGTCGTCGACGAGGACCTGTCGAAGCTCAAGGTCGAGCAGCTGCGCGCGCGACTCGACGCGCTCGGCATCGACCACGCCGGCATGAAGAAGCCCGAGCTCATCAAGGCCCTGACCGCCGCCGCCGACGCGAAGACCGAGGAGGACTGACATGGGCGTGCTCGACCACCAGCTGATGATCGGCGAGGAGTCCACCTACGGGACCCCGGTCGTCGTCAACCGCACCTTCGAGTACAACTCCGAGGGCATCGAGGACACCTTCGCCCGCACCGAGGGCGACCCGCTCCGCAAGGGCCTGCAGGTGCCGCGCTCCGACAGGTTCACGCCGTACTACGCCGGCGGCGCCGGGCCGATCGAGCTCGACGTGATGACCAAGGGCTTCGGCATCCTGTTCAAGCACATGCTCGGCAGCATCGCCACCAGCGGCCCCACGGACACGGCCTACACCCACACCGCCACCCTCGGCGAGCTGTTCGGGAAGTCCCTCACTGTCCAGGTCGCCCGGCCGTTCTACCCGTCCGGCACGGTCCAGGCCTTCACCTTCGAGGGCGGCAAGATCACCGAGTGGACGCTGTCCAACAGCGTCGAGAACAACCTGGTGCTCGAGTGCGGACTCGACTTCGAGCAGGTCAAGACCAACACGGCCCTCGCGACCGCGGCGTACCCGTCGGCGATGGAGAACTTCACCTGGGCCGGCGGGTCGATCCTCGTCGGTGGCGCCGACGTCGGGTTCTGCGTCAACGAGATCTCCATCGCAGGCAACAACAGCCTCAACGTCGACCGCCGCTGCATCAGCAACGGGGCCGACAAGAAGGAGCCCGCCGTCAACGGGCGCCGCGAGATCACGTTCAGCCTGTCCGGCGACTTCGCCTCCAACGCCCACCGTGACCGGGCCGCGGCGCTCACCGCGGCGGGCGCGCTGGCCGAGATCAAGGCGGCGTGGATCGCGCCGACGCTGATCGGCACCACGACCTACCCCAAGGTCGAGGTCACACTCGGCACAGCCCGTTTTGACGAGTGGAAGGCTTCGGCTGGCGGCGCGGAGGGCATCCAGCAGGAGCTCACCGGCGTGGCCCGCGACAACGGCGTCGTGCAGCCGATCTCGATCGCGTACACGACCGCCGACACCACGCCCTGAGCCGATGGGCCTGACGATCGTCACCGGGCCGCCGTGCGCGGGCAAGTCGACCCACGTCGACGAGCAACGGCAGCCCGGGGACGTCGTCATCGACTTCGACCGAATCGCGGCTGCCCTCGGTCACGACGGCGACCAGGTCGACTGGTCGAAGGCCTCCCCACACCGACACCTTGCCCGCGTCGCGCGCGCCGCCGTGCTCAAGACCGTGCTCGCCGGCGACCTACGCGACCGCACAGTGTGGGTCGTCGAGACGAACCCGGAGCGGTGGCAAGTCGCCGCGTACCGCCGCGCGGGAGCGACCACGGTCGAGCTCGACCCGGGCCGCGACGAGTGCCATGCCCGCGCCGCAGCGGCCGACCGCCCCGCTGCGACACATGGCGAGATCGACACCTGGTATGACCAGCACAGGCCCGCCGCGGCCGAGGAGTACTTCGCGTGAGGGCCGACTTCCGTGTCCGAGGAGACGACGAAGCCGCACGCGCACTCGGCCGGATCGGCGACGGTCTCGACGAGGCTCTGGTCGACGCGTCCGACAAGGTCGCCGAGGTCGTCGAGCACGCCGCCGCTGGCAAGGCCCGCGGCCTCGGTGGAGTCGCCGCCAAGTCCGCCCCGGCGCTCGGGACCCAGCGTGGGAGCGACGCGGCCGCTGTCGTGCTCGACGGCAACGCCTACCCCTTCGCTCCTGGCGCCGAGTTCGGATCGATCGCCTATCCGCAGTTCGACGCCTGGCGCGGCCAGGAGGACGGCTACTTCCTCTACCCCGCGATCCGCGAGACCGAGGACCAGAACGTGCAGACCTTCGTCGACGCCGTCGACGACCTCATCAACCGCGCCGGGTTCTGACCCGGCACCACCCAAGGAGCCCCCTTGAGCAACACCCAGCGCCCGTCGTTGCAGCGCAAGCACACCCGCAAGACCATCGAGAAGCAGGACGCCGAGCTCGACCTGGGCATCGCGGTCACCGACGACGACGGCGTGCGGCTGCAGGTCCGAGTGCGCGACGTCCGCGGAAGCCACGACGCCAAGCTGTACGCGCTGATCGGGCACAACTTCATGGGCCTGCTCGAGGAGATCGGGAAACGACCCCACGCGCTCGACCTCCTCGCCGCGGTGCTCTGGTTCTGCCGCTTGGTCAACGGCCGCGACCCAGGCGACTTCGCCGAGCTGCTCGACGAGTTCGGCTACGAAGACGTCCTCAGCCTGGATCCGGGCGATCCGGTCGAGGAGGACGACGCCCCAAAAGAGCCCGCCAGCAGCTCCTAGAGCGGCTGCCTGACTTCTCGATCCTGTACGGCCTCACGCCGGCCGACATCGACGAGATGACCAACGCCGAGGTGGCCGTGTACGAACGCGACCTCGCCGAGCGAATCCGACAACAGAACAGCTGAGCCCCGCGCCCGGGGCCTCCAGGAGGTGGTCCTGTGTCTCGTCAGGTCGTCGTGGAGTTCCTCGGTGAGGACAAGTCCCTGTCCCGCACCGCCGACACCGCAGAGGGTCGGATGGGGCGGCTCGGCGGGACGATCGCGAAGGTCGGCAAGCTCGCCGCCGTCGGCGCCGCTGCCGGGTTCGCCGTCGCCGGCGTCGCGCTGTTCAAGATGGCCCAGGGAGCAGCCGAGGACGCGGCCGGCCAGGCCCGGCTCGCCAAGGCTCTCAAGAACAGCACCGGAGCCACCGACGCCCAGGTCGCCAAGGTCGAGGACTGGATCAGCGCCCAGGGCAAGGCGCTCGGCGTCGCCGACGACCAGCTGCGCCCCGCCCTCGAGAAGCTCGCCGGCGCCACCAAGAACGTCGGCCAGGCGCAGCGGCTCACCTCGCTCGCGATGGACGTCTCCGCCGGCACCGGCAAGTCGCTCGAGCAGGTCTCCAACGCGCTGATGAAGGCCCAGAACGGCCAGGTCGCCGGTCTCTCCAAGCTCGGGATCTCGACCAAGGACGCGGCCGGGAAGACGATCGACTTCGAGGAGGCCCAGAAGCGGCTCGCCGCCCTGCACAAGGGCCAGGCCGCGACCAACGCGAACACCCTCGAGGGCAAGATCGGTCGGCTCAAGCTGATCCTGTCGGAGACCGGCGAGACGATCGGCTCGAAGCTGCTTCCCGTCGCGACCGAGCTCGCCGACTGGTTCCTCAACGAGGGCCTTCCGAAGATCGAGGCCTTCGGCAACTACCTGAGCCAGACCCTGCCGCCCGTGTTCGAGCGGATCAAGCAGGTCGTCTCGACCGTGCTCGGCGCCCTGCGGGGCGACGTCGGAAGCAACTTCGACGGCATCAAGGCGATCTTCACCGACGCCGTCTCGATCATCACCACGCTGTGGAACACCTTCGGCTCCACGATGGTGAGCTACCTGCAGAGCACGTTCGAGAACTTCAAGACGATCATCAGCGGCGCCTTCACGGTGATCCAGGGGATCTTCCAGACCGTCTCGTCACTGCTCAAGGGTGACTGGTCCGGGGTGTGGGACGGCATCAAGCAGATCCTCTCGGGTGCGCTCGACATCCTGCAGGGGCTCGTGGGCCAGCTCTGGAACACCATCAAGACCGCGTTCACCAGTGGCGGCATCGCCCTGCGGGGGATCTTCAGCGGCCTGTGGGACGGCATCAAGGATCTCGCCAGCTCCGGCGTTTCATGGGTCGTCGACCAGTTCACCGCACTCCCCGGGCGCCTGCTCTCGCTCGGCGGCAGGCTCCTCGAGGCCGGAAGGACCCTCATCGGCAAGCTGTTCGAGGGCCTCGGCAAGCTCGGCTCGATCGGCGTCGAGATGGGCCAGAACATCTGGGAGGCGGTCAAGTCGGCGATCAACGCCGGCATCCGCAACGTGAACAACATCCTCCCGAACAAGATCGGCATCGGCCCGGCCTCCATCGACCTGCCCGACAACCCGATCCCCATGCTCGCCCGCGGCGTGTCCTCGTTCCCTGGCGGGTACGCCGGCGTCGGCGAGCACGGCCGCGAGCTCGCCGCCCTGCCCGCCGGGTCCCGGGTCTACCCGCACCACCGCACCGAGGCGATGTACGCCTCCGCGCGGCGAGGCGCCGAGTCCGCCAGCGGCAGCATGCCGCCGATCATCATCCAGGGCGCGCTCGACCCGATCGCGGTCGGGCAGCAGGTCGAGAAGGTGCTCATCGAGTACGCCCGCTCCATAGGCCGGCCCCTCCAGCTGCAGGTCGGTGCCTGACATGGCCGCCCCCCTGCAGCTCACTGTCGAGGTCGCGTTCAACGCCGGCTACCGGACGGCCGCCTCGGCCCGGACGTGGACCGACCTGACCGACTACGTCGAGGGCCAGAGCAAGATCACGATCGGCTACGGCCGCTCCGACGAGCTCGGCAATGCCGACGCGAACCGGTGCAACGTCTCCTTCGACAACAGGGACGGCCGGTTCACCCTCGACAACCCGGCCTCGCCGTACTACCCGAACGTTCTGATCGGGCGTCCGCTGCGCGTCCTGCTCGGCGTCGCGCCCAACCCGGACTTCGAGGTCGACCTCACCGGATGGTCGGCCACCAACGCCGCCCTCGCGCGGGTCACGACCCCGGTCCGCTCCGGCGTCGGAGCAGCGCGGCTCACAGCGTCCACCGCCGCCACCATGGCTGCTGTCACGCCCACGGGGACCTCGGCGCAGCCCGTCGTCCCGTTCAAGGTGCTCGTGATCGGCGCATGGTTCCGGGCCGCCACCGCAGCGCGCACCTGCAACGTCAAGGCGACCTGGTACAACGCGGCAGGATCGCCGATCAGCACGGTCACCGTGGCGACCGGAACCGACTCGACGGCTGGCTACACCCGGATCCGCGGGGAAGTCACCGCACCCGCGAACGCGGCCTTCGTCAGTCGCCAGCTCGAGGTCGTCAGCCCGGCGGCAGGCGAGATCCACTACGTCGACGACCCCGAGCTCTCGCGGTACCGGTTCTGCGGGTACGTAGACAGCTGGCCGGTCGAGTTCCCGGGCGGCAGCGAGAGCTACGCGACCGCTAGCGTCAACGCCTCCTCGCGCATGTCCCGGATCGGGTTGGACTCTCCTCGAGCGCATCCCCTCGACGACACCATCACCACCGACCTTGCGGCCAGCTACTACTGGCCCATCACCGAGGCGAAGGACGCGCCTGCAGCGTCGGAGATCCGCCAGCGAGCTCCCGGCCTCAAGCTCGAACCTCTCGACCCCGCCTACGGTGTCCTCGAGTTCGGCGCCGGCGGCAAGACCGAGGACCCCGACGACCTCGGCGACGGCCGGCCGGCGCTCAAGATGACCACCCTCATCCTCCCCGGTCGCCAGGGGGAGGCGATCGTCCGCAACCTCCCCACGCCGCTCCCGACCAGTGGAGCGATCACCATCGGCGTGTTCGTGAAGGTGCTCTTCCCCGTCACCACCGGAGGCGCCTACTACAGCTTCCTGTCGGCCGGGAGCCCCGCCTACACCGTCATCGACCTGCCGCTCTCGAATGCCACCTACCCGCCCGGCTCGATCCCGGCCGAGCTGTCGGGCACGCACTTCCTCGCCTACGTCTTCGAGCGGACATCGCCGTCGGCGATCGCGTTCACCATCTACCTAGACGGAGTCGCGATCGACTCTGGCTCCTCCCTCGCCGGCACCATCGACGACGTCTCCCAGATCCGCGTGGCGCCCCCTCGCACCGCCGCCACCGGCGCCAACGACCTGATCGTGGGCCGCCTCGGCGCATGGTCGCGCAAGCTGACCCCAGCGGAGCTCCAGCTCATCACCCGAGCCGGCCTCGCGGCCTACTCCGGAGACACGACGGCGGAGCGCTTCACGCGCTACGCCGGCTGGGCCCGGATCGCTGCAGGCGAGTTCGTCTCTCCCAGCACTGGGATCCCCGTCAGCGGAGTGCCGCTCGCCGGCGGCCAGATCCTCAGCCTGATGCGCCAGATGGAGACCACCGAGGCCGGCGTCCTTCACGACGATCGGGAAGGCCGCCTGGTGCTCGAGGCGAGAAGTGCACGCTACGCAGCCCCCACCGCTCTGACCATCGACGTGGGAGCGCAACTGATCGGCCGGGACTACGCGCCGAAGGGAGACCGGCAGGGGCTCGCGAACTACGCAACCGCTAAGAACGCCCTGGGCACGGTCGAGGTCACCGTCACCGACGAGGCCTCGCGCAACGAGTACGGCGACGCGACCTACTCCGTCGAGACCCACGCCCTGGACCCAGATGAGCCGTTGCAGCTCGCGTCTGCCCGCATCAGCGCCTACAGCACACCGAAGGCCCGGGTCCCCTCCGGCACGATCGAGATCCTCGACTGGACCGGACCTGACCTCGCTGCGGTGCTCAGCCTCGACATCGGGTCCAAGGTCACCCTGACCAACCGTCCCGCGGCCGCCGGTCCGAGCACCGTCGAGCACTTCGTCGAGGGCTACACCGAGACGCTCACCCCGTTCCAGGGGTCCATCGCGCTCAACCTCTCGCCGAGCGCCCCGGTTGGGGACTACCTCGTCCTCGACAGCGCGATCGACGGGGTGCTCGACCAGAACCGAATCGGCCTCTAGGAACGGAGCATCCCGTGGCATGGAACAACCCCTCGACGTGGCTTGCTGGCGCGGTGCTCACCGCGGCGCAGCTGAACGCCCAGCTGCGCGACAACCTGCTGGCGATCGGCGATCCGTGGCCGTCGTACACCCCCACGTTCACCGGCCTTTCGGTCAGCAACGGCACGCTGGCTGCCCGGGCGAGGGTGGCCGGCAAGGACATCCGCTGGTCAGTCTCGCTGACGTTCGGATCCACCACCGCGGTCACCGGGAACATCACGGTCACGCTGCCGGTTGCCGCGCGTCTCCGGTTCGCCGGCACCAGCTTCGGTGAC